TTTACCTGCTTTCTCGGTCTGTTTGCGGCGAGCACCTATACACCATCAAAAGTAATTGCAGTGGCATACTTACTGCATGGCTAAAACTTTGATTGAATTTATTGCAGACAAAATTACTAAGACTGCAAACGCACAACCAGCGTCTAAAGCAGCAGCCGCTGGCAACTATTACCAGTCATCTAATAACGGTGGCGCTGGCATGATCGGTCAGTACTACTCTTACATTGAAGGTGACGCGCGCAATCGTGCAATCAGTGTGCCGACAATTAGTCGAGCGCGCGATCTTATGGCCTCAGTCCTTGGTTGTATGTCGCTAAAGATGTATAACGAAATTTGGAATGGCAACGAGATGGAAAAGTTGCCTTTAGCGCCACGCACTTGGTTACGCAAAATTGACCCGGCAGTGCCAAATAATTTTACGCTAAGTTTTTTATTTGATGATCTATTTTTCTATGGCAGAGCGTTTCTTTACATTACTAGTCGTACCGCTGACGGTTTCCCAGCGTCGTTTACTCGACTACCTGCAGCAATGGTGCAAACATTAGATCAGTCTGGCCCAGTGTGGTTTGCGCCATCAAAACAAATAGTTTTTCAAGGTGGCGAACTAGACCCGAATGATGTTGTGCAATTCTTGTCGCCAATACAAGGCATTATTTATATGTCGACACAATCAGTGGCTACAGCAATAAAACTTGAGGCTGCGCGCTATCGAAACGCCAGCTCGGCAATTCCGGCTGGAATCCTTCGGCAGGTTGGTGGTGAGCCGCTATCAGGTCAAGAATTAGCAGACCTTGCAGGCGCGTTTAATTTGGCGCGCGAAACAAACCAGACTGCAGCCTTAAACGAATTTGTAACCTACACAGAGACACTTACAAGCCCCGACAAAATGTTGCTAATTGACTCGGCAGAGTTTCAGGCCATGGAAATGGCGCGACTTTGCAACATACCGCCATACCTTGCAGGCATCAGTGTCGGCTCATATTCTTACCAGTCGAGTGCTGAGTCTCGCATGGATTTGTGGACATTTGGTGTGCGCGCATACGCCGACTGCATTGCCGGCACGCTTAGTCAAAATAATGTTTTGCCTAACGGCACATATGTTGAATTTGATGTGGAACAATATTTGACTGGCGAGTACTCGCTAACAAATCGTGATGATGCACAAATGCCTGACACAGTTGATGTAGTGTCGCAGTCATGATCAAATTAGTTCCCTCGCTGATCACGGTTGATGCAGGTGCGGTAGGGGAATTACCGCGCCGCTCAATCAGTGGCATAGCAGTCACATACGATGAGACAGCAGTAGTTGCTGACGGTACAAAAGTACGCATTATGCAAGGCGCGTTACCTGTAAACGGTCGCAATCCAAAACTGTACGGTCAGCATGACTCAACACAAATTTTAGGCATGGTTACAGAGCGCGAAGACACGCCAGAAGGCATGATGTTTGTTGCCAAGATCAGCGCCACTCGACTGGGTGACGAATATTTAACACTTGCAAATGACGGTGTAATTGACTCAGTATCGGTCGGCATCAACCCAACAAAATTTAGTTATGACGATGAAGGCGTAATGATCGTTGAGGCAGCCGAGTGGACTGAATTAAGCATGGTCAGCCAAGGCGCGTTTAGCGGTGCAGTAATTACAGAAGTCGCAGCGAGTATCCCACAAACCCAATCACCAATAGAGTTAAATGAAGTTATACCTACACAGGAGAAAATCATGATCGAATCAGTAGAACCACAAGCAGAAGTTGCAGCATCAGTAGTTGACAAGTTGTGGGCTAAGCCTGCACGCGAATTTGCTATGCCAACACCGGGCGAATATTTGGCAGCAATGCACATTGGTGGCGACACACTTGTTAATGTTCAGCAAGCAGCAAAAGCAGCTGCGATGAAGCGTCAGTCAGCGTTGCAAGCAGCAGCAGGTGACATTCTCACGACCGATACACCGGGTCTGTTGCCAGTACCTGTACTCGGGCCACTGTTTCAAGATCTAAACTTTGTGCGACCAGTTGTTACAGCATTTGGTGCGCGCGCAATGCCAAACACACCAAGCAAAACATTTATTAGACCAACGATCACAACTCACACTTCGGCAGCAACACAAACTGAAGGCAGTGCAGTAAGTGCAACAACAATGGTGATTGCATCTAACACAGTTACAAAAACAACCATTGCAGGTCAAGTCACAATGACTCGACAGGACATGGACTTTACTGACCCAGCAGCAATGCAACTTGTACTAAACGATTTAGCCGGCGAATATCTAATTAAAAGTGACGATGTCGCAGCAGACGCACTTGTCTCAGGTAAAACTGCATCAGGTTCAACATGGACAGTTACTGCAGACAACCCATCATCATTGATTAGCGCACTGTATGACGCGTCACGCGAAATTGCTGAGGACTCAAACTACTTTCCTACACATCTCTGCGTCAGTCCAGATGTTTGGGAAAAATTGGGCAGTCAGTTAGACGGTTCAAAACGACCAGTGCTTGGTTATGTAACTGACGGGATCATGGGTCAGAACTCAATCGGCAAAGTTGGCGGCATGGGTTACAACAACATGAATGTTATGGGTTTGCAACTAGTTGTTGATAACAACTTTGCATCAGGCACAATGCTTGTTGTGTACGCACCGGGCTTTGAAATTTACGAAGCACAACAAGGAATTTTGTCAGTTGATGTACCGTCAACACTTAGTCGCACATTTAGTTACTACGGTTACTTCTCAACATTTGTTGCTAAGTCGTCGTTTATTCAGGGCATCGTAATCGCCTAGTCGCATGGCGGAATGACCCGTCATGGCAACTTACAAAACACAAACTAAACAGTTACTAAACAACTACGCCTGCATAAGCACGCTTGAAGCAAACGAGATTGCGTTAGGTGAGTCGGTAACTGTCTCAGGATTAGCAGCACCATTTGCAGGCACATTTACAGTGCTCGCATTGCCACAATACAAATTTACTGGCGTTGACTCGACTACTGGCGAATTGTTGTATGACGAGGATTTTGCTGTACCTAACCAGGTGTTGTATGCGTGCACTGGCACAAGTGTTGAATTTAATGTTGATTTTTCTGGCACTGTCACCTACACACAGACTTGTACTTGGATTACTGCAGCGCAGATCTTGACATGGCTAGGTATCGCTACCGCTACGGCTGACGACACAACATTTGTTACACAATGTGCAAGCGCTGCAAACAATTTTATTTATCGCCGACGACAAGAATGCGGCTATAACGACAGCCTCACAACATCACCCGGTGGCGATGTCACGCTAGGCACGATTATGTATGGTGGCGCGTTGTACCGCCAGCGAGGTGGCATAAGCGATTTTGCATCGTTTGATGGCATGTCTCAAGGCTCGACTAACGGACTGTCGCCACTGGTTAAACAGTTGATTGGTGTTGACAGACCACAGGTTGCCTAATGGCAGCGCAAACTTATAGCGATCTATTTAACACTGCAATAAACACGCTTGCCACAACACTAAACGCAGTCTCGGGCTTAGTTTGTGTGACAGACCCACGATCAGTACAGCCACCATGTATTTTGCTTGATGCGATGTCGTTTACTGCGTTTAATAGCAACATTGTTGACATGTCAATACCAGTCACCGTTATCAGTCTTGGGCCTAGCAACGCTGACGCATATCGCAATGCACTAAACATTGCAGCCAAAGTATTGGCAGCCAAAGTCGCAGTTACTGATGGCAGACCTACAACACTTACAATCGGCGGTGTTGACTACCCTGCACTATCGTTAAACATACAAATGAAAGCGAGCACGACCTGATGGATTACGAAGTGACCAGCAACCGACTTAACGGCTATAACTGGGGCGACATCATTCGAGAGGCTGACTTAGGCGACCTGACAACTGATCTAGAATTTCTAGTTGACTCTGGCCATCTATCCCCACTAAAACCTAAAAAATCTGCTAAAACTATAAACACAGAGCAAAAGGATTAACCCACATGGCTACCAGCGTCTACCTATCAAACCCAAGTCTTACAATTAACGCAGTTGACTTGCAAGACCAATGCACAAGTGCAACTGTTAACTATGTATTAGAGCAATTAGAGACAACATCGTTTGGTGACACTGCACGCAAGTACGGTGCGTCAACAGTGACATCGTTGCAAAACAACAGCATTGAAGTTGAGTTGTACCAGTCTTATGCAGCGTCAGAAACTGAGGCAACTATTTACGGTCTTGTAGGTATCCAAACAACGCTGGTACTAAAGCCAACATCTGCTGCAGTAGGCGCGACAAACCCTAGTTACACATTGACAGGCGCATACTTGTCAGCACACACACCAATTAACGCATCACTTGGCGAATTGTCAACAATCACACTGACCTTTACTGGCGGCGTACTAACTAAAGCGGTTGCATGATCGCGCGGCACTGGCCGCTGAGAACTAACAAAACAAGACCAACCGGGAAGGTACACGCATGAAAATAAAAATAAAAGTAGACATGAATGACGGCGAGCCAGCATTCGAGTTAACAACAAACCTGTTTGTAGTCTGCGAATGGGAACGCATAGAAGATCGCAAAGTTGCTGACAATAAAGGCATCGGCTACAGCGATCTATGTTGCTGGGCATATCTCATATTAAAAATGCGAGGCGACACACTGCCAGTTGACTGGCGGAAATGGGTCAAAGCAAACCCAATGATGGAAATATCAGGTGTAGATGAGACAGTGGGAAACCCTACGGGGTTGGCACTTACCGAAGGCAGTTAGCAGAAATGCTTGTGTCGTTAGGGTGGTGGCCAACCCAAATACCATTTGAA